AAAGCATTATCAAGACGTACAACTTGACCAGCACTAAAACTGTTTGTGTATGTGATTACCTGACTTGTAATATTTGTTGTACTACCTGAAATACCAGATATACCGCTAAAGCCTGATATACCACTAAAGCCGCTGTAACCGGAAATACCGCTAAAGCCCGAGATACCGCTAAAGCCTGATATACCACTATAACCACTAATACCGGAATAGCCAGATATACCACTAAAGCCGCTATAACCAGTAAAGCCTGAGTAACCGCTTATACCTGTAAAGCCGCTATAACCTGAAGTACCAGTAAAGCCGGAATAACCACTAATACCAGTAAAGCCTGAATAACCGGTAAATCCTGAGTAACCTGTAAAACCAGATACACCAGTGTAACCGCTAATACCAGAATAACCGGAAATACCAGAGTAACCAGTAAAGCCAGAGTAACCGCTAATACCGCTGTAACCTGAAATACCAGAGTAGCCTGAGATACCAGTGTAACCACTTATACCTGTAAAGCCTGAATAACCCGATATACCAGAATAACCACTGTAACCAGTGAAACCTGAAATACCGGTGTAACCTGAAATACCAGTAAAGCCGCTAAAGCCAGATATACCACTATAACCGCTTATACCTGTAAAGCCTGAGAAGCCAGAAATACCAGAATAGCCTGATATACCGCTATAACCAGACCAACCGCTAATACCAGTATAACCACTTATACCAGACCAACCAGAAGTACCTGAGAAACCGGATATACCAGAGAAGCCGCTAAAGCCTGATTGACCGGAGTAGCCTGAGGTACCAATACCGCTAAAGCCTGAGTAGCCAGATGCACCACTAACACCTTGACCGATTGGAGTGCGTAAAGCGGAATATATTGAACTACCATTGTAATGGTAAGTAGCAGTAATTGTTGATGTGCTTGTTGTATAAGCTGCAACTTGTAATAAGATACGATCTGTTGCAGAAAGTTTTGTAATCGTGCTTGTAACGTAACCTAATTTTTGGAAAGTTGAAACTGTATCTGTAACAGGGCCTGAATCAGCACTTAAAATGAATGCGCTAGTAGCGCTTGTAGCCATTGAGTAGCTATATACGCTAATAACAAAGTTTGCTGCGCTAGCAGAAACGTTACGATAGAAATCGAATTCCCACAAACCAGCTGGAATTTCAACTAAGCCTGGTTCACCGATTGGTGTTAAGTACCAACCGTAAGCGCTTGGGCTACCTGGACCTGCTGTGGTAGAGTTAAGAGCTAATGCGTCATCGTTTACATCTGTACCACCACCACCTGGTACTAACGACATTACTTCAAATACTGTTGGGTTTTGATCGCTTGTTACTTCTTGTAAGTAGTACGTTCTACCGTAAATGGATGCACCAGTACCACCAGACCAACCTGAAGTACCACTAAAACCGCTATAGCCTGTGTAACCTGTAAAACCCGAGTAACCTGAAATACCAGTAAAGCCGCTAAAGCCAGATATACCACTATAACCGCTTATACCAGTGTAGCCTGAGAAGCCAGAAATACCTGTATAACCACTAAAGCCTGATATACCACTGAAGCCCGAAATACCTGTATAACCACTGATACCAGTGTAGCCAGACCAGCCGCTGATACCAGAATAACCTGAAATACCAGTATAACCAGAGTAACCTGTAAAACCAGAAACACCTGTATAACCACTAAAGCCTGTAAAGCCGCTATAACCAGAAATACCAGAGTAACCAGATATACCTGTATAACCACTGATACCGCTATAGCCTGAAATACCGCTGTAACCAGAAATACCTGTATAACCCGAAATACCAGAGAAGCCTGAAATACCAGTATAACCTGAATAACCTGTAAAACCAGATACACCAGTGTAACCGCTAATACCGCTGTAACCTGAAGTACCGGTAAAGCCTGAATAACCTGACGTACCAGTGAAGCCGCTATAACCAGAAATGCCTGAATAGCCTGACCAACCACTAATACCAGACCAGCCGCTTATGCCAGAAAAACCTGAAATACCACTAAAGCCTGAAATACCTGTATAACCCGAAATACCACTATAACCACTTATACCTGAAAAACCACTATAGCCTGAAATACCAGAAAAGCCTGAGTACCCAGAGATACCGCTCCAGCCTGAATAACCGCTTGCACCAGCTGCACCGGAGTATCCTATGCCGCTATAACCGGAGAAACCAGATTGACCTCTAATTGCTGTGTAGACGAAGGAATTTGCCATAGTAGTATGTTATTGTTTATTACTTATATGTTTTACTGTTGTTTTAAGACAGAGATTAAACTAAATTCCATGATCCGTTATAATATATGACCGTTATTGTTTCAAACGGGGTGTTTATAACGTCATAGTTATTGCCATCAATCTTATCTGTAGGCGTTGCGGATATTGTAATAAGATTTGTGTTTGTATTAGCTAATCCTGACATATCCTTAATGGTATATGTTTTACCAGGGGTGCCTGTAGGTAATGTAATCGTGGCTTGACCTGGATAGTTTACACCAATATAATAATCTGAGTTTAAAGCTGTATAAGTTTGTGTATTAACTTCTGTTGCAACGACGGAAGGTGCAAGTACAGAATCATCAGTATTTAATATACCACGTTCATTAACAACAACAGCAACGTTGCTTGTAATAGCGCGCATTATTGGTTTTGACACCGTTCCAAATGCGCTTGGAGTTAAAGAAGTTGTAGCACCAGCCAAATAAGGAGAAAGGAATAAACAATCCCCTGGAGTCATTGGCGATACTGTATTATCAAAAGTTATTAAACCGTTATATACAATATAGAAGCTATAACCATTAGATGATTGAATAACACCGGTAGCTTCAGCATCTTCAGCACTATCTGCTTGAGCAAGGTACCAGTTGCCAGTACTATAATCTATTCTTACTACTTGTCCAGCACTAAAGCTGTTACTGTATGTTATATTTTGACTGGAAATATTTGTAGTTGAACCGGAATAACCACTAAAGCCGCTAAAACCACTATAACCAGATATACCAGAGTAGCCTTGGGCGCCAGTTGCGCCAGAATAACCACTATAACCAGATATACCGGAATAACCTACTGTACCGGAATAACCGCTAAAGCCTGAAGTACCAGAATAACCTACAGTACCGCTATAGCCACTAAACCCGCTTATACCGCTGTAGCCGGAAATACCTGTAAAGCCAGAATAGCCAGAAATACCGCTGTAGCCAGATATACCAGAATAGCCAGATACACCGCTGTAACCGCTTGTACCGCTAAAGCCTGAATAACCTGATGTACCGCTAAAACCGGTAACACCAGAATAACCTGTAAAACCTGAAATACCTGAGAAACCAGATATACCACTGTAACCGGAAATACCAGAGTAACCACTAATACCTGTAAAACCGCTGTAGCCAGAAATACCACTATAACCACTGATACCAGTAAAGCCTGATGTACCAGAGTAGCCAGAAGTACCTACACCAGAATAGCCTGAATAACCAGAGAAACCAGATGCACCAACCGCGCCTTCATATATACCAGTTACGATATTACTATAATGTTGAGTACCTAAATAGTAGAAACCGATTTTAGCATTATCATTTGCAACAGTATTAGCCGAAACACGATAAACTAATCTGTCAAGTACTCCGCTAACTAAGCTATACGAAGTAGATATATTGTATTGAGTAGATTGTAGTAAAGGAGTGTTAAACGGTGTAGCTGTTAAATAAGCACCGGTAGCAGAAAATAAGAGTACTTCTGTACCCCAAGGTGTTCTATCATATACACTATGTACTAAATAGATAGCTGAAGTTGCTGCTGCATTTGCACCTGTTAAAGCGTACCACGTATTAAACGTCCAGGTACCTGGGTTAATAGCGGTCTCGCCTGGATCGCCAATGTTAGTAACCATTTGACCTAACCCAGCATTTACTTCATTAGCACTTAGCGTATATGTGAAGAAAGTTTCAGCACCGGTTTGCGGAGTTTGAAACATTACACCATAATACACGCTAAAGTTTGAAGCAGAAGAAGAAGGATAATAAACTATACCGACAGCAGGTGAACCGGAAGTACCAGACCAGCCAGAAATACCAGATGAACCACTAAAACCAGAATAACCTGTAAAGCCGCTGTAGCCTGAATAACCGGTAAAACCTGAGTAACCTGAAACACCGCTACCACTAAAACCGGAATAACCTGTAAAGCCAGAGTAACCGCTAATACCAGTAAAACCGCTATAGCCAGATATACCCGAGTAACCTGTAAAGCCGCTGTACCCGCTTATACCTGTATAACCGGAGTAGCCTGATATACCGCTAAACCCGCTATAGCCTGAATAGCCTGTAAAGCCAGAATAACCTGAAGTACCTGTAAAGCCAGAGTAACCAGAAAAACCGCTTGTACCAGTAAAGCCGGAGTAGCCAGATACACCAGTATAACCGCTAGTACCGCTATAACCAGATACGCCAGTGAAACCAGAGTAACCTGTAAAGCCGGAATAACCTGATATACCGGTATAACCGCTGTGACCGGAGAAACCAGATATGCCACTAAAGCCGCTATAACCACTAATACCAGTAAAGCCTGAATAACCAGATGTACCAGAGTAACCTACAGTACCACTATAACCAGAAAAGCCTGAAGTACCGGAGTAACCCATGTAACCAGACCAACCGCTAATACCTGAATAACCGCTTATACCGGAATAGCCCGAGTAGCCGCTAAAGCCTATATAGCCGCTATAACCAGAGAAGCCTGAAGTACCAGAACCACTATAACCGCTAAAGCCTGAAAAACCGCTTATACCGGAATAACCTGAAGCACCGTCTGTACCGTCAGAACCTAAAGCAATATTAGTTACGATTCTACTATAATGTTCTGTACCTAAGTACCAATATGTAATATCGATACCACCACCTGCAGATGGTTCAGAGGTATCAGTTGTTTGCCCATATACTGTAACCGCTAAACGATCAGTCAAGTTTAGTACAATAGGGGTACTAATATAATATGGGGTTCTTAAAAATGTTGGTGAAGGAGTTCTTGTTAACGGATCGCTGGTAACCGAGAACAACATGTTTTGGTTACCGCTAAGATCTACTGACCACACCACATAAGTTAAATACGTGTTAACACCTTCATCCAATGCATGAGGACCAGACATTGAGTAATAACTATCAAAGTACCAGTTACCGGCATTGATTAACGACTTATTAGGAGAACCTGTAAGTGTTATTGTGTTTAATATTGGTACTGGGTTTAACCGAGCATTAAAGTAACCAGAATCATCTGCTGTTTCTGGAGCATCTTGTGGTCCAGGTAATAGATAGACATCACTAGGAAAATCAGCACCAACGTTACTTGGGTACAATACTAAACCAATAACTGATTCACCGGAGTAACCAGAGGTACCAATACCGGAGTAACCGGAAACGCCGGAACCGCTAAAGCCTGAGCAACCAGAAGTACCGCTAAAGCCACTAAAACCACTAAAACCAGAATAACTTGAATAACCTGAAATACCGCTATAACCAGATTGACCAGAATAACCAGAAGTACCTACACCAGAATAACCCGATATACCGGTAGGTCCTTGAGGTCCAACAGCACCTTGCGGTCCTTGAGGTCCAACAGATGAAACTGATGATACAGCAATAGATAATGTAGTATATGTACCGTCACCGTTGTTCTGTTCTAAGAAAAGTAAATCACCACCATTAGCAGATGTTACTGTTGGTAGTTCGTGTGGAAATACTATAGTAGGATATTGCGCTACTGAACCAGTGCCAGAATATGCCGTAACCACCGGTACAGAGGAGAGCGAAGATAGCTCAGTAGTATATATAATAGTAGGGTATGACGGGACCGGCATATACTATTACTTAATTGTTCGGGCTCTCAAAGCCGAGGTATGTATCAGGAAGATTATCGACACCAAGAGCGCTTGGGGCTGGGCTATTAACACCTCCACCACCTAACAGATCAACCAATACAGCATTGCTTTCATAAGATCCATAAACTCCAGTATCTGGATTTCCAACAGTTGGGTTTGTACCGTTGTATGTTTTATATCCGGAAAGCGGTGCATTTGTATTTGCACCATAGTTGTATACGTTGTTTCTTGTATAGTTATCGATATTCTGACCGTATTGTTTAGTTTCAATAACTCTCACGTCAGCACCTGGGGTTCCAGCGTTGAGAGGTACAAGACCATCGACTTTATTATCATAAACTTGGTCACTGAGGTTTTCACGAGGAGCATAAGGTTCGAAGTCGTAATCATAACGCTTACCTCTTATTGTCCATATATAGTGGCCCATCATTTGATTGGTTGTTTCAGAACCACTTTGATCGACACGCTCAGTTATTTCAAATATTTGTCCTGATCTTCCATTAGGACGAGTTGAACCAAACTCTATTAACTCTATAAGATCCCCTGCTTTAGGTTCCCATGTATATTGTGTTGTTACACCGCTTAAGGATGGATTAGAAGATAAAACACTTGTAAACGTCTTTATAGATATTATTGCTGTAACGTCAGCATTACCCTGAATACCGAACTTACTTAATATAACACTATCATTATTAACTGTTACTGCCATCACTATAGGTACGGGCGGTAAGAATCCGGCTAATGGTTGTTCACCATAGAAAAAGTCTTGTCCAGAAAGTGTATATGCATTAATATAATAGTTAACTATTTGCCCGTATTGTTTTATTTGTTCATCCCAATAGTTTTGATATAACTGGATTTGACTAGCATTATTAGCTACATCTAAATAGCGTATAGGGCCAATCGCGCATTCATAGCCTCCAGGTACGTTTGTACCTACTGGATATCCTGTACCCGGAGCAATATATGGACCGGTATCATAACAATACTGAGTTATTGACATAAAAATATTTACAAAAGTAATAGATTTAATTGCTAATATACTAAATAATATTATAATGAGCAAAATAAAGAACTTATCCGACTTAGGTGATCTATATAGCCAACTCAGTGAAGTTGCTGCTAAACAACCTATTATCGAGTCGGGCAATAAACAACCGGACATCCTTAATACAGATACGTCCATGTACCTTTCTGAATCTACAGAGGGTAAGATGGTAAAGCCAGGCAGCGCGCTTGGTGGTGGTCCTGGTGTTAAAGAAGAAGGTGGCTCACAAGTAACTCCTCCTTGGCCAAAGAGCGGTCCAAAAGCTGCTGGTGGTTTCAAGAAGGATGAAGCTAAAGATAAACAAGATGCAGTTGAAGAAACCGAAATGGAAAAAGAAGAAATGAAAGCTGCAGAAAAGAATGAAGAGAAAGAAAAAATAGAAGAGAACGTAGATTCTGCTTCTAAAACTCCTAAATATAATAAACAAACTTTTACTATGCCAAAATCAAAATTCCAAAAATTGTACGAGGACGCAATCAATGCTGGTCCTTTCCAAAATGTAAATGAAGAAGAAGAAGCAATGACTCCAGTAGAGCCAGCAGCTGATGCAGGCGCTGAAGAAATCGATGCTGAACCTGAAGTAGGCGGCGAAGAAGAGTGCTGCACTCATGAAGAAGCAATCGAGATGGTTGAAAAACTTCTACAGTTCCTCAAAAAGGACACAGCTTATGATAAAGCTCATGGTGATTTAGGCGACGAAGATCAAGCTTTCACACATGGTGGCGAAGAAGACGGTGAAGAATCCCCAATCGCTGAAGATGTTGAAGCAGAAGATATGGGACATACATTAGTTAATGCAAAGTCTGAAGAACTTAAAGACGGTCACAAGATTCATAAAGTTGGTTCCTTAAAACAAAAAGGAAAAGCTTCATTTGAAGGCGGTCCTAAAGGTCAAGACGGTGCAGTAGCAAAAGCTCCTGAATCTTCACACCTTAAAGACGGTCACAAGCTTCACACAGCTGGCGACTTAAAGGTTGACAAAGGTCAGAGCAACGCTTTCGAGCAATAATATTTCTGGCATAGACACTTCAAAGCCCTTAGCAATAAGGGCTTTTTTTATGGGCTGTAGAAACGAGTGCCTATCATACCAGCAGCTGGACTACCATGAGGCAATCTCCAGCCCTGAGCAAACAAATCATCTAAATCACTATTACCAGTGCTCTTTGGATTAGAAAATATAACAGGGGTATGTGGTGTAATATTGTTATTATCATCCTTACTACCCGGACGTCTATACATTTCAGATGGTTTTGGGAAGCTTACTACAAATGGGTCCCAGTTATTAGGTAACATCTTTAACGGTTTACCATTAGCATCTTGCTGGGTTACTTCATAAAACTGTTCGACTACTTTAGGTTCTAGTATAAACATTGCCCATATAAGAGCTTCTACCCTATCATCTAGGTACTTGTCTGATTGTTTCTTCCATACGCCGTTATCTTGACGTATATATGTTTTGAACTCCTCTATAGTTGGTTTGTCATATATTTTAAGGCATCTTAACACGTTCATCCAGTATCTAAAGTTAGACATGGAGTTAAACTTACTATTAGTATGAGCATACACACCTAAACGGTTATCCTTCTCTACTTTTTCAGTGAATGTACCCATACTTGGAGTGTACTTTACTATATTAGGATACTGATGGGTATTAACTAAAGCATCTATAACTGATGCACCGCAGTTATTACGTTCTATTAGTAATGGAGGATTACCCCATTGACCGGCTATTTCAAATAACTTCCCAGCAAAGTTAAAAGGGTCTAGTTTATTATTAGCGTACGTAGCGACTTGTTCTATGTTAGTTAAATCTGTTACATCCACTATTTGTATAACTGAGTTAGCTCTACCAATACCCTCTCCGACGTCAACCCCTATACTATAGAAATGTCCATCAATATGATCCTTGTATATTTTAAATGTACCGTCATCATCTACAAGAATAGGTTCGGGTGCATTGGTTATTAGCTCATCTAGCTGATCCTTATCAAATAAGTTTTCACCAGCCGCTCTAAACTCATTACCATACTCTTGGTTAAAAGCCTCCACTGAACCTAATGCTCTAGCAGTCATTTCTTTCCATGCTTCATCTCTACCAGGCACCTCCCACCAGTCTACTCTCTCACTGTGCCAACCGTTTTTTCCAGCTACAGCATCTGTGTATGTATTAAAAAATAAGTTGCCCACACCATTAGGTGTTGATAGCATAAATATTTTTGACTTTTTAGAAGACGAAATAACCGGAAATACTGATTCCCAGAAATCGTCCATAAACTCAGGCGGAATAAATGCAGCTTCGTCAATGAGTAGACAGTTAATGGACTCACCTCTGGCAGCATCAGACGTTGTAGTGCTAATACCAATAGAGCTACCATTAGCTAGTACTAAACCTGTTTTAGCGTACTCTATTACACCAGGCTTCATATAGTTGGGTAACATTTCATATGCTAACCTAATACGTTTAAAAATGTTAATAGCTGTTGTTTCTTTATTTGCAATTAACAGTACTCGAAAGTCATCATGAAAGCAAACCATCCACAATGCAAATATAGTTAAGATAGTCGTTTTACCGATCTGTCTAGAAGCCAATACAACGTTAAATCTGTTTTCTACCAGTGCTTTTAATATGCGCTTTTGATAGGGATAAAGCTTAATCGGTTGCTTGCCTTCGTCTAGATTAACAATGTAAAAGAAACGAGCAAAATGTAATATAGACTTGCGTGCACGCTCTAAGTCTTCCACCATTTCTGGTGTCCATTCAAAGTTGGTTTCCGGAACAGGTAAGTTCTTATTACCTAAGTAAAATGATACCTGATCTTTTTTAGCTTTTGCCATTACACATACTTACTATGGATATTTCAAAATATACGTATAAGTCTATATGATGAATAGTTTAACTCTTACTGACAACAAGTTTAATGCGGATAACTACTGGACAAAATCTTTAAGAGCGTTTGTAGAGTTTCCTACAGCGGGTGGGCAGGTGGTTTACCCCGGTCCTGAGCTTTTAGAGTTATTTGATCAAGAAGGATATGTTATGACTGATTTAGAAGTTTCTTATGCAGAAGAAGCTAAAGTAACGTTGGATGAACACTATAGAACGCAAAACTGTATTAGAAGACCTTGGTTTAAACAAGAGGAACTAGTGTATGAAGGTGCTAACCTTAATCATAGCTTGTTGTTTGAGAGAAGAGGGTTTTCTGGTGCTGCTTTAGAGCAACTATTACCTTGGGCTCAATGGAACTCTCAAATATATAAACTTATTAAGTTAAAACCAAAATGGGGTGTAGACTTTTCTGTAGACTATACAGATAAAGAAGGTAACTGTATAGAGGTTATACATTATGAACATGATGAGTTTGATTTCGATAAAATTAACGAAAGAAAAGCATTATTAGAACCTTTATTCTTAAACACAGACTGGAATGACTTTGCTAAGCAAATACTAAAACGAAAAGATGAATGGATTAACTTAGATTTATTTGCTCAAGGTGACTGGAAATGCGCTTATATAGGTATTCCAACAGATAGTCAAAAAATGATATCCTGGACGGATTAAAGTTTCAAATAGACTGGTATTATGTAAATATTTGCATACATGTTACCGGCTGCTAATAAACTAACTTTTGAATACCATGATAAGCTTAACCCAGAAATATGGGAGCATGGTAAGCTTAGACCTGAAGTAAAGGAAAAGCTATTAGAAGTTGCAGAAGCGTTTTTAGAGTTTATTGAAATAGATGTAGATGTTGAAGATATACTGTTTACAGGTTCTTTAGCTAACTACAACTACACACCTTATAGTGATATTGATCTACACATATTAACAGATTATAATGATTATGACGTAGACACGAATCTACTTAAAGATTATTTTAAAGCTAAAAAGACGGTTTGGAATAGCTCTCATACTATAAAGATTAAGGGCTACGACGTTGAAGCATATGTACAAGATAAAAATGAAAAACATTATGCTACTGGTATATACTCTATAAAGAATGATAGCTGGTTGGTAGCACCAAGTAAAGTTAAGCCTATCAATAAAGAAGAGGTAGCTGCTAAAGTAGCTGCAATGCGTGCTACTATTGAACATGCTTTAAGTAATGATTGTGATTTAGAGTGCGCAGAAACAGCTAAAGAAAAGATACTAAAGACACGTGCAGCTGGTTTAGAGAGAGCTGGTGAGTTCTCAGTGGAAAACCTAGCGTTTAAAGAGTTAAGACGCGCCGGGGATATAGACAGACTTATAAAGGGTGTGTTGGCTAAAAAAGATAGTGAGCTATCCTTAAAGCACGAAACGTTTAAAATGTTCAGTAATATGTTCGGTATAGAGAAGGGTGGAAAGGGTAGTAGAGGTCGTAGAGATCAAGGTATGACAGCCGGTGCTTCAAAGTTAACTAAAACTGATACTAAAAACGTTAACATCGTGGCAGCTGTACATAGAGAGATGGAAACCCCTTTTCACGAGATTGAAAACTTAAAGAAAAAAGAAAAAGGTAAAACATATCTCACCCCTCAAATAGCTAGCAGTATTGCACGTTGGTATAATATGAACTTTGAAAAGGTATTAACTGAACCACGTGGTTTAAGTACTTCAGGTATTGTGCTTGGTTATGATCCTTCGGTAAAAAAATACTATCTACATAAAGGTAAAAAATAATGAACGATCAAATTACACAACAGGCAGTTCTTAATAAAAGTAGAAAAGATAAATTTAGGTTAATACTAGATTTACCTGATGCTCTTAAAGGTATTAACGTTACTGATCAAAGTGCTCGAGATAACGAAAACGTTATTCTTAGCTCATTACAATACTCAGTTTATGGTACTGTTGTACCGGTTACTACTATAAACCCGACAGTTTTACCGTTTGCTGGTCAGACTTTAAATGTTACATCTGGTAAAAGAGAGAAGTATGAAGATATAACAGTGAACTTTACTGTTGATAACGGCTTTAATAACTGGTGGGTGCTTTGGAAGTGGTTGGATTATATAAACAGTGCAACAACTGGCTTATTAGATCCGAATAACCTCACCACTCTACCTTCTAGCCCAGAACTGTACTCAGGTACTGCAAACTTACAACCTTATCAAACCAATATTACTGTTTACGGGTTAGATGAATACAATAATAACAAAATCCGTTTTAACTATAGCAAAGCTTTTATTACTAATCTGACAGGAATAACGTACAACTATAGAGACGCAGAGCAAATGGAAGCCTCTTTCACCTTCTCATTCAGTCAGTTTACCTCAGAATTACTTTAATTCCACGGGTTTTCCTTTCAAAGAAAGCCTAAATAATAGTAAATACTATTATGGCTACTTTACGTCAAATACAATCACCTGGGGTACAAATCAACGAAGTCGATCTATCGCAAACATCTACTACGCCAAACGGAACAAGCGTGTTTATGGTAGGGTATGCCGCGCAAGGTCCTGCTTCAGAAGTCGTAAATCTTACAACTAATCAAGATTTTCAAAATATTTTCGGTACTCCAACAACTGCCGCTGAACGTTATCTTTATTATTCCGTACAACAAGTTTTTAATGCAGGTACAAACGCACAAGTAAGCGTCGTACGTTTACCTTATGGTGAAAGTTTAGGCGATGGTTATAACTCAAATGTATATAGCGCATTAGTTTATCCAGTTATTCCCACTAACTACGCTCCATTACCATTAAGTGCTTCTTCATTAGTAGTACTTGCTTCTGCAGCTGGTTCGATTAATGCTTCTATTAATGGTTCACCTACAGCATTATCTGCTGCAGTTTCATATTTCTTTGGTGCTCCAACACTTATTGAGTTATCACAACAAGATTACATTTCATTAAAACAGAACGGTGTATATTGGTCATCTCACGGTGGCGGTACCTGCCCTGCTATTACAGGCTTAACTAGCTTATCTGCTACTGGTATTGGTATGATCGTTATTAACGAAGCTCAAACCACTATCAACGAAAAGTTTGAAGGTTATTATCTTAACTTAGCTGATAATACTAACATCAATCCTAATACTAA